CCGCAGCACCTTCACGTTCTCCGCCGTGCCAAACAGCACGTCGCCGCTCTTATCGATGGGCTTCTTCTTCGTGGTGCGCCGCCGGCGCCGCTTGACGGTGGTCGACTGCTTCTTTGCGGTGCGCGTGTTCAGGTAGAACGCCTGCACGCCGGAATACGCGTCGCGATCGGCGACACCGAACTCGTGGCGGTCGCCGACGTCGCGGGCGATTGTGACGGGCGGCAACGGCTTGCCGCTCGCCGTGGTCGCTTCGCCAGCCTTGATGAACAGTAGCTTCCCGTTCTTCACGGTTGCGATTGCGTCGAACATTTTGGCCAAGCGCGTGAGCAAATTGGCGTCCGATTCGGCAGTCTGGTCGATATGGTCGACGAGCTGGCCGTCGAGCGCACGGCTGACACGCGCCTCTACCTTGTTCTGGCTCGCGATCGCGCGCACGATCGCGCCGACCGTTTGCCGGTGCCAGGACCGCTCCTTCTTGATAGAGAGGCCCGCGCGCAGATCGACGCTGCGCGCGCGAATGGTGAGCACATCTGGTGTGCCGGTGTGCCGCACCTCGTCGACAACGAACTCGCCTTTATCGACGAGCCCGTTCGCAGCGCCGGCCCAGCCGATCGCCACCTTCAGTCTCACGCCGCGGCTCGGGATCTCCAGCGCGCCGTCCGAGTCGTCCAGGCTGATATCGAGCTGGTCGGCCTCGAAGCCGCGGTTGTCCTGCAGCGTCATCGAGATCAGCCGGCCGTCGAACTTGTGGGTAATGTCCTTGCCGGCCAGCGTAATCGAGTAGATCGCACGCGGCACACGATCGTCGGCCAGGACGGTTTTTTGTACCAGGTCGGCGCCGGGCAGGTCGGCGAGGTTCATAACGAGATCGCCTCCTTGATCGCGTCGGTGACGATGCCCAGCATGTCGATGTCGTCATTGCGCGTGAGCGCGACCGTGAAATCGATGCGGCGCGCGGCGCCGTCCGGGAAAAACAGCGTGCGGGTCGTATCGATGTTGTCGATCGTGAACATGCCGTGGATGTGGCCGGTGCCCTCGATCAGCGGCCACGCGGTGTGCTGGTCCGCCATCGCCTCGAGTACCGACAGCGACAGATCGCCGCCGGTCAGCTCGGGCAGCA